TTCTTGGTAGATGGGTGATACTTCTTAGCTGCACGTTCTTCTTTGGTTACAGGACGTAAACTATTTTTCTTCCACTGCTGACGGAGGGGATAGTCACACCATAATTTCCTCAATGCGCCACGTAACTATGTCCAATATGTAGCCTCTGTTTTCCATATAGCTTTACCTTCTTTTGTTTCCCAAGGATTCTTATTCATATAAATCTTCCATCTCCTGTCGAGAAACTTTCATTTCATTATTGAATAAATAAGTCACCCAATACCCTTGTTGTGTGTCTAAGTTAATAATAGTATACCCTTCCCATTGTGTGGCACCTTCTGTCATATAACCGCTATAATTGTCCCCTTCCTCATTTGCTAAATCGTGTTTATCATTAAAACCATTCCAAGATATATCTCTACCGTCCTGATACCAACAACAGTCTATAACTTCCATCATAGAAGCGTAGTTCATATCTTCAAGTAATATTTTTAATTGTTGTACTTTATTCATTTATAATACCCCCATCTTAGTTAACATATCACTTACCACCACCTTATCACCTTCCCATCGAAGCATACGACAACAGTCTAAGTATAATTGCATTGCAAAGATATAGTCTACATCCTCCACTTCTTTACCATCCCATGTTGTGTATGAGAATGGTTCTTTTCCAAACCAATCAAGATATAGGTTGTGTACCACCTGTAAGCATTCTTTATCTGTGTTTAGGTTAACTAATAAATCATAGGCTTTCTTCTCACCGAACACTGGCTTCTTACCTTTAATAACTTCCACTAAATCTCTAGGGCAGTATACATCGGCTTTGTCTCCAGCGATCCACTGGAAGTATAACCACTTACGTCCATGACCTCTTACCTTCTTCTTATCATCAATTTCTAATAATCCAAGACCATCAACATACAATGGTTCAAACTGTTTCTTTCCTCTATCTGGACAACAAGACCAACCCATTGTGGCGAGTCGATCTTTATCTTGTGTATAGGCAATAATCTTTTGTTTACTAACAAAACCAGCATGACTGCGTATGGACAAAAAGTCATCGGCCTCTATGTCATTGACTACAATAGCTTTATGATACTGTACCAAGTAATTCTTAATATCATCTAGAAGAATAGGACGCATAGCATTATCTCGTGTACCCCCTTTATACTTCACTGGTAAGGGCAAACTATCTCGGAAATTATTAACACCACCAATATAGATTTCAATATTATCTGTATTGAATCTCTCACGAATAGCAAACAGCTTCTTCTTTACTGTGCTATAAGCATTCTGGGTTGGCTCTGCTACCTGTGTCTCTTCTACTGTGAATAAGTCATCTGGGTATTCCAAACCTTTAATCATTTTAAAGAACTCAGTTTTATTCTTGAACCCTTGTGACTTCTCATTCTGTGTGTTGGTAATTGTCACACCACGTTGCTCACACGCTGCTGCTGTGACATAAGATAGCTCATCACCATCCACAACCACAATAACGCTGTTATCACGCTCTGGTGGCTGTTCAAACAAATGCTCATCTGCAATAGAACCTGTTGGTTTGAAACTCATACAATATTTCCTCCATATAAACAAAAAGCCCCCACATCTCTGTAGGGGCTTTAGATGTGTTAATCTAATTTCTAATTAACTTGTAATTTATTACTTACTAAGAATATCAGCTTCCGCTAAACTAGTCTGCAACTTCTCAACTTGCTGCTCCACCTTATCACGATTATATGCTGCTTTAACAATACCATTGAAGTCTGCTGGAGCCATATCATAATCATCTTTACATGATTCAGTGATAGCTTTTAAATCCTCTTTAATACCTTCAATCTCATTTAGTAATGCAACTGATTCTTGTACTCGTTTGTTAACTACTGTGCGTGCTGATGGGTCTGTTGGTAACATTATTTAAGCTCCTCTAGTGTGATATAATCCCAACCCATTAAACCTGCTTCCAATAATGACGTTTCGTCACCATCTCCATCTTTAACTTCTTCCCATAAGTAAGCATAACGTTTAGTGAGTAATCCTTCCACATCAGCTCCATATGCTACAGAGAAGACTGCTTCATTGTTATTCCCACCAAAGTCACCATTGATATCATACTCACACCATACATTAATAAAATTCATTGCTTCCTCCTAATTAATCTAATTAAAAGGCTGCTATTAACAGCCTACTCTATTATAAAACTCTATATACATAAACTACTTGCTAGAACGGAATTGTACTATCGTCAAAGTCTGGCTCAGGTTCTTGCTTCTTAACCTCTGGTTTAGACTGCTTAGGAGGACTCATCAACTCAGCATCCACTGGAGCCTCTTTAGCCACCTCATCCATCTTAATCATAATACCAAGCTCTTCATCAAAGTATTCACTCTCACGGTTGTATGGGACATGCTCAAGTACCACAACAGTGTCTAACATAACCACCAACATGCCATCAGAGTTACGATATGCAAACATCTTAATGTTACATACAGAACCATTACCAACTTCCTGTGTAAAAGGTTTACCATCACTACCCAACACTTTCAATGGCGTATATTCTTTGGTGATAGCACCTTCGGCATTACGCTTAACTGTGTTACGTGTGAACTGGGCACCAAACATACCTTTATAAGCCGAGTTCATTTCATCTAATGGGTATTTAAAGTTACCACGATTCTGACCTTTCTTAATCTTAGTAACACCAACCTCTGCAAGTTCCTTGTTAATACCAATTGCATCCAGCTTATCCATTGACTCTTGGTTGATGAATAAGTTTAACTGGTATGCTGTATCTTCTGAGTTATACTTCTTACCTGCTTTCAATACTTGTGCATAAGTCACTGGTACATTCTTGAAGTAGATATTACCAATCTCTAAACTACCACCTTTTGCTTCTGAAGTGATTGCATAAACTACGTCTGTGTTAAAACCTTTTGAATTGCTCATATATATTATTTCTCCTAATTTAAATTGAATTATTTGTCTTGTTACAACTTGTTGCTACCAAGGCCAGTATCTTATCAAACCCTGCTTTGATTGTCAACTGTTTATTTTCACTATCTCGTTTAATGATACGATTATTTGTTAATGTTAATATTTCATCCTCCAGTATTTTAGCTTTAATTTCAGCATTGAATTGTTCAATTGTGTTGTTCATATATCCCTCCCTAATTAATCCTTCATCAATTCCTCAATCTGTTCTTGAGCTTTATTGATTGTATCTTGTAAAGCTGCTAATTGCAACTCTTTTTGTGTTGGAACTTTAGCTGGTGTTCGTTCCCAGATTAATGTTAATCGTTTCTTGTCACAGAAGTTACTACCTTTCGTAGTATAGACCTTAACAATGTCATACATATTATCGAAGTGGTCACATCTTAGATCTTCATTGTACTCATATAAAGAACTCCAACCATATTCATTAGTAGGTTTAAACAAGAAATCCCCATCATCTCCATTAAACACCACATAAATTTCACCACCAACTGTCTCAACAATATGCTTACCAGCCACTAACATAGACTTGGTGAAGATATTGGTTGGACGTTTGATGCGTTTATCTGCGTTTGGCGTGCCATGAACCCACTGCCACTCATCTGAGTGGGTGTCATAGTAATAATAAGTACTTATGGATATATCTTTATACCAAGTAATACCTATCTTATTAAAGATGCCAATTTCCTCTACATCCGCAGGTATCTTATCCCAATCAATATCTTGTAATGTTAATTTATCCACCATCCAAATCTCCTCTGTTATTAATAATTTATGTAGCCATTATAGCATATAATGGCGGTGTGTCAAGTGGTTTATCTTGGTTTTCTATTAATATCTTCAAGTGTGAAATTAGATAGCTTTTCATACTCTCTTTCAGTAAGTATATGTCTGTATTCCTCCGCTAGCCTCTTTGCTTCTTTTATCTTAGTCACTGCATACACCTTACCAGCTTCTTCTGGTGTCTTATAAAACCCCAAATACTCACGCTTACCATTTACATGGCATCTTGCAACATAGCCTATAGTAGCGTTTTTCTTTGGTGTGATAACATTTACTCCGTCAGGAAGTCCAGAGGGTTTAGAGGAGAATCTATCAGCTAGGAAACCGTTAAGGTTACTAGGTAGTAGTGTACACACCTCTGGAGAATATGTCCAACCGTCTCCAAACAAGTCCTTATCTAAATCAAACCCAACCACAAACTTATCTTGTTTGTCTTCTGCCCACTTAGCAAAGTTTTGGAAGCAATGCCACTCATCACAAACTTTAACTCCAACATAAGCCTTACATGAAGATTTCATCTGCTCTCTCTCGTTGTAACACCTAGTAATCATCCTTTGCCAAGATGCATATACTCTTGGGTTGAAATTCCCTGATATCACACCTCTTGCTGGGAGGTAGTCGCCAATTCCAAAATAACCTACACCACTGAGTGATCTGAAATTAGGGTATGTAATAGACGCCCTTTTCACACCTGTTGCTGAATGGCCTGATGTGATTATGTCATCTTCCCACTTGACATCTATATTATGACAGTCGTGATAATGCACTACCTCACCAATGCAACCATCTCCATTGACAAACTTATATCCTACCAATATCCCACTTGTTGGATGTCCTACGCTACCCTTTCTTATGTTGGCTGCAAAAGCATTCTGCACAGTACCATCAGAGAATATCACATCAACATCTCTTGCGTTCCTATAAGCAATTACTTCTACCTCTCCATACCTTGTTGTTTGGAACCTATCTCCAACTTTTAATATTTGTTTTTCCATTTCTCCACTCCATTAATGTACATCTCTCCAAGAACCCTCAAAACTAGATTTACCCTCACCATCTAACGGTAGTGGTAACTTCATATACTCACCTGCTTTGATAATACAATCAATAGACATCGTGCGAATTTCTTCCTCAATACCATCCTGAGCAATCCAAGAATACTCATCGTGTATTAGTGATATACGATATACTATCTTACCTTTATAGAGGTAATAAGGTCTACCCAGCTCATCTAAATGTAAATCACCCAGTCTTGCGTCCATCATACATGCCGCTAAAGACATTGCAATAGCTCCACAACTCTGACCTGCCAAGTTAACTAGAATATTCTTACCACGAGCGCATAATAACCTCCCATCCCAAGCAGGGATATACTTACCTTTACCAACAGTATCAAAATAATTTTCAATATTCTTTTTAAGAAGACCAAGACCTGCGTTCATTTCCCAGTAGTTATCATAAGACTTTTGAGCATCTTTCTTAGACAATCCAAGACTACTAGCCAGTTTAGCTACACCACCACCGTATGCTAGTAAGTATGCTCCAGTTTTTGCCTTACCACGCCAAGGTTTAAAATCTGGGTTATCCTTTAGGGTTGGGTCATTCATATCAAACTTACTATGCAATTCTGGAAAGAAAGCAAAGGCGTTAAAGCTATGAGAGTCTCCGTGTAAAACTAGGTCAGCAAACTTACCATTATCATATTTTGTTGTATAAGATGCCACGGTTCTGTTCTCAAGAGCAGCAGCATCTGTACCGATATAATGGAACCCCTCTGGAGCATAGTACAAGTCTCGCATCTCAGACCCTAATAATACTTTAGGGTCTGCTTTTGGGCAGTTTGTTAATGTCTTATGCTTCACTCGGAAAGTGGGTGTGTATCCGCTTATCTCTGCACTTATACGTCCATCAAAATCCATTCTCCAGTTGTTTGTCCACCCTGTAACAACACCTAGGCGGTTACGGTAAGATAAGTATTTGACAATCTTCTTAGGAATATCCCCATCAATTTTTTCTAAATTAGGACATATCTTACCTTGGTGTGCAATCTTTGGTGTTGTCTTAACAATCTTACCATTAACTCTTAAGGGTTTACCATCTTCTCCTTTCTTGAAGTTCCAGAAATCCTCGTGAGGTTTCCATCCACTATCTAGGAAATACTGTTTAAGTTCTGTATTATCTCCAATCTCTAGTGGCATCTTAATTGGTAATATACTGCCAGCAACTAAAGGTACTTCAAACTTATAAGCTTTTATAACGTAGCCGTTAGTCGTATCTTCACAACTCGCTGTGTGCTTCTCTAACCACTTAATCATAGTAGCACTTAAGCTTCCGTCTAATTTAAATGGCTTGGCAGGTATTTTATAGAAATTCTCCTCAGACTTTTTAAGTGGTCTATTTGGTAGTAATGGTTCTACTTCCTCTTTTAACACTAGCATAGCTGATTGGGCTGTTTCAATAAGTTTATTAGCTCTTTCCTTATGGAAAGGTGCACCTGTGTAGGCTTGTGCTGCATATAACCAGAAGTCTTTCTGTAACTGTCTAAAGCTATTGTGTAACCAATTAGACTCTCCGTACATATTAATACCTTTGTCCCATAAATCTAGGAATACTAAAATATTAGAGTCTACATCGTCATCACAGTATTCAGACATAAGCTCATCCCAGAACCGAAACTCGTGCCCTTTAGGGTCTGTGCTTTTCATCACACCCTTTTCTATCAGCTTACCACGATAGTCCATCTTCTCTACTGCTTTACCTTTTGAGAGGTTTCCGAGCGAGTGTGATTTAGCGTCTGGCTGTAAGAATTGACTAAGGATATATGTATCTATAAACTGGACACGTTTGTCTCCAATCTTATCTACACCTTTCT